TAGTAGTTGTTGTGTCCATACCTGCAGTAGGGTCAAAACCTTCTTCTGGTTCTGGAATCCCTCTGTCTGGGTCATTAAAAAAAGATGTTACTATATCACTTATTTGTGTCTTTACAGCTTGTGCATCTTCGTTATTTAAATCATTAAATTTAGACACTGTCATTGGGTACATAGCATCTACTGCAACTTTAAAATCATTTGTGTTTTTATCTTTCATTTTTTGTTCAAGCATATATTTAAAAACTAAAGCATTAGCATTTAAATCTGCTTGATTTTTAAACCAATCAACAACAAATTCTTTTTGGTCTTCTGTAAAATCTATAAACTCTTCTTGCCCAGGTAATGCTTTATTTTCTATTAAAACTTTTTTTTGTTCATCTGACATGCCAGGAATATCCACACCTAATTCATTCATAGCTTTATATATACCAGGTGCCATTGAGTCTACATTTGCTTGGAATATACCCCATGATGGAGATAACTTATCTAACGCATCTCTCGTAAAAAGTGTTCCTTCTACTCTTGACTCATAACCTGCTATAGGAACAACATACTCAATAATTTCTTGTGATATTCCTATATTTTGTAAAGCTACAATAACTTCGTATGATGAATATGATTCTTGTTCCATTATCCTAATCCTGTGTTTACTGTTGTTAAATAATTCTTTTTAAACAATGTAGCATTACTACGAGCCATATCTCTATCTTTTACACCTTGTATTCCTGTTGCTTCTCTGTCTTGGATTTGTTGTCTAAGTGTAGTATCTACATCTATTGCTTCTGGTATATTTTTATCTTGTGCTAGTTGTTCAGGGTCAGGAATCATGTATATACCTGTACTTGTTTCTAGTATTCTTCCATCATTTAATGCTTTTTGATATTCTAAACCTTCTGGCGTTTCCATGTTTGGTGGTGATGACATAAATTTAGTTGTACCTAATAATAAATCTTTAAGACCTACAGCTTTAGATTCTATTTCATCTTGTCTAGCTGCAGCTTGTTGTGATAATTCCATAAAAGCATTACCAATGTCTTGATAATCTTTTGCAGTTGCTTTTATACCAAACTCACCATACAACTCATCTACTTTATCTTTTGTTTCTGATGCAGTTGGTTTAGGCTCATTAATTGTAGAATATCCAACAGCAGTTAAAATTTCTGCTAGTTGTGTTCCACCTTCGTTTTGTACTTTAAATTCTTGTAATGCACTATTCCAAGCATTAGCAAGACTAATTCCACTTTTAACATCTGATTCCCAACTAAGTGAATCGTTTGCAAAAGCTAATACACTGTTCATGTATTTTTCTAATCCACTATCCCATACACCTAATCTCTCTGGTGCAGGTCCTCCTGCTGCAACAATTCTTTGTTGTATTTCAAATATGTCACCTCTTTGCCAAAACAATTCCCAACCATCACCTTTTTTATATGGTGCTTCTTTAGCGTTACCATCTGGACCAACAATTACTTCTCCATTTTTGTTTGTATATTGTCCATCCTTATTATAAAAATTACCACCTAATGTCAAAATATTACTTTGTCCTGCTATTCCTGTAGCAGTTTCATCATAAATATATGGTGTTTCAGGTTCTTGTAAACCAAAAGAATTTATAGCTTCATCGCTAAGTGAAGCATTTACTTGTTGTTTAAAATTAACATCATTTTCTACATCTAAATTAAAACTTTCTCTAACTGTTCCTGTTATATCATTAACATCTGTAGCAATATCACCAAAAAATTTTATAACTTCATCGTTATATTCAATAGAATCTGTAACTGTTTTTAAATCTAATTGTAATTGTGCTAATTGTGTTCTTACTTCTACTAAATCTACATCATTATAATTTGTTAAATTTTGAAAATATAACACTGATGGTAGATTGTTTATACCTGGTATAGAAAACAAATCGTTTATAGAATAATAACTAACTTGATGGTCTTGTTGTCTTAATGGTTCAATACCAATTTCTTTAGCGTATGGTATAAAATTATTACTAAGTAAAGAAGATATAAAACCACTTTTATTGTCTTGGTAACCTCTATAATCTATTGGTGCAGTCATTATTTATCATATCTCATATTGTCAACCTCATAGAACAGAATACCATAAAATAATTGATTAAAGAATGTATCTTCGTATTCTTTAATTAGTTTTTTACCTTCTTCTAACAATACATCTCTAACTGCTGATGCTCTATCTGTTTTACTTAATAATGGGTCAACAGAAGGTCTATTTGGTTTTGCCAATCTTACACCCATCCACTCACCACCATTATTTAATACTTCTTCTGCTTGTGTTCTTAATTCTAAATATTTGTTTAATGGCACAAATTCTGGTGATTGTCTTAGTGTTTTGTTATCTTCCCATGTATATAATTCTTGTATATCAAGACTTGGGTCAGCTTTAATTTCTCCAAAACCTAAAGATGAAAATGCTTTAATACGATATTCTTTTTCTTTTGCTCTTCTAAATAAAGCATAATTACCATCAACCCACACATTAGTATATTTATCAGTATCGCTTTCATCAGCAATAGTTTGCAATTCTTCTTTATGTAATTGTAATTCTCTTTCTAACAATGTTTGTCTTGCTAAATAATCCCATTCATCTTCATCGTAATATTCTCTAATTCTATTAAAATCTGCACTCCATGTCCAATCGTCATCAATAGTGTCAGGTCTAATAAAATAAGCAGTTCTTGGATGACTTTCCATAAGTTCTCTATTTTTTGGTGTAGTCCAAAACTCTACTGCTGATTCTGTATATGGCGTTTTATATTTAGAAAATTTTTTACTTTGAGTTAATGGTATTGGATTTATACCAAATCTATCTATAAATTCTGTTGTAGTAATAGAATAATCATAATCATTTATCTCTAACATTTTTCTGTATTCTTCTTTAAGTGTTTGTACAAACCACCACTGTCCATTTTTATCTTTTAATTCTATTCTTGGTTGTATTGCAGTAGGTTGTGTAGCTTGTACTAATCCTCTTATTAACCATTGATTATTTGCAGCTTGTTTAAATTTTTCTTTTTGTTCTGCTGCTAATCCACTATCAGTAGGTTCTAAATTACCAGTTGCATACATAGCAGCTAATGTATCTATTACAGAACTTGCATATCGTTCGTCTAGTTTTTCTACAGAATTGTTTTTAAAATATTCTGAAGTAAAAAACTTTTCTGCATACGATGGAACTAATTCAGCAAGTAAAGAATATGGGTCACCTACATCTGTTCTAAAGTCACCAAGAACATTTCTAGTAATAAATTTAGGTAATGTTCTTACCATATCCTCAAAAAATTCTAAAGCCCATACTTCTCTTGGACCAGTTCCAGGCAAAAAACCATTAGCTGTAACTAAGTTTAAAGATGCTAAAAACCCTGCAGGTCTAACTCTTACACCTTGGTCACGATAATCATCGCCAAAAAATCCTTTTTGTATTATTCCAAATGGGTCAGGGTAACTAAACATTCTTTTACCAGATACAGGGTCTTGAAAAAAGAATCCCATTTCAGCATCCCATGGTTTACCTTCGTCACCTGCATCAAATGCTATTCGTGTACGATTAAATTTTTGTGGTGCAGTACCAAGTAATTTACCCCAAGACTTGTAAACTTCAGCACCTATTTCTGGAAATGGAATATAAGAAGATAAGGTGTCAGAAAACTGATGTCTTTGTTTTGTGGAGTAAAGCAAGTCCATAGTAATTTGTGCTGCTTTTTTACCTAATATAAGATTTAAATCGTCTATATTATTTATTTCTCCACCAAAACCTACTTCTCTGTATGTTGTTATTTCATCAACTATATCTCCTAATAAATTGTCACCAACTTTACTACCACGCAATGATGCTTCTGCACCTTTTAAGAAATCTAGTGCAGTTTGTTCGTCCATATCTTTTATTGCTTCAATACCACTTTCATAAAAACTATATCTCCACAATGGGTCACGATTTGCAATATCTGATGGTCCTGTAAGAAATGTTGTATATAGTTTTTCTAATAATAAATCCATTCTTCCTGCAGCAGCGTCTAAACCACCTCGTGATTTAAATTTATTATTTAAAGACAAATATGCACCATTTACTTTGTTAGGAAATAAATTAATATCTTTTTTAAACAACTTCCAAACATCTTTGTAATATTTACCTACTTGTCCTTGCACTGTACGCATACCACCACCTTGTGATGCTATAGTCCATGCTTCTACCCAATCTTGACCATTTACAAAACCACCATTTTTAAGAAAATTTAATGCTGAACTTGAACCTTTGTCAAAATTAAATTTATACAAAGGATATGTCATAACACCATCTGTAAATCTAATTTGTGTTGCCCAATCCTCTGTACGAGGTGTACCACTAATTGGGTCAAGTATAGAAAACTCACCACCAATATGTCTTGATATTCTATAACCTAATGCTTCTAAATTATTTCTTAAAGCAACAGGATTGTCTAATTGTTCTTTTGCTTCTCTACCTCTTAAATCTGCTTCTTTTACCATCTTCTGCATAATTTGTTTACCATCATAAGATTTTAATAAATACTCCATAGTGTCATCTACACCATCGTTAATTAATCTTGCAGTTACAGGATTTTTAGCTAACAACAAAAGTTGATGTACCCAGTTTCTTATATAATCTGGTTGTGTTTGACCATTAACAATTTTATCGTAACCTGTGTAAACGCCATCTAAATTATTTCCTTTTACAGGCTCAAAAAATTGATTCATAGCTTTTCTTGACATTGCTTGTAAATAATTTTCAGTCAATGGTAACCAACTACCATCAGGAGCTATATTACCTATACCTCTTTTGTCTCTTCTAATAATTTTTGCTACATCAAAATTTGTATCAAACAATGCTTCCATAACTGCTTTTCTTGTAACTATATCTTGTGTAGCAGCATTTCTTAATGTTTCTTTGTTAGGAGCATTTTTGTTTACAAACCAAAGCAAATTGTCATCTGTGTCTATAACTTTTTTCCACATTTTTAAATCGTCAGAGTTTAATAAGTTAGCTAGAAATACTTCTCCAACAGTATCATCAGGTATATAAGCACTAAGTTGTTTACCTTTTATACCTAATGTAGACAAACCTACTAATGCTTTTTCAATATTCTTAGGTGTAACATCAGTCAATTTATTTAAATATACTGATACATCTAAATATAATCTGTTGTCAACTTCATCTAGCCACCAACCTAAAACATGATTTTCTTTGTTTAAATATTTTTGCCTTATTGCTGCTTGTGCATCATCTTTAAGAAAATTAATTAATAATGGTTCTAGCAACTCTTCTAAATTTGTTCCAGGACTTTTACCTAATGCGTTTGCTAATTCTCCTACAGCAAAATCAACACCAAGGTTTTTATATGGACTAACAGCACCAAATTGTGGTGGATTTAATTGTCCTGTCTTCATATCTATAGAACCACCTGTTCTGTTGTTAGCTATAGCTCTTGCAATACTATTGCCATCTGTTGTTGTTTCTTTTAATAAACCAGAACCTTGTTTTAATGCTGTTATAATTTCTAATCCTTGTTCTTTAAATATATAATCTCTTGCATCATTACCTGCAACAACCCACGCTACATAATCATCTGATGCCATGCCTACTTCGTTAACACCAATTTTTATATGTTTTAAAATATTTTCTATTTGTGGATATTCAATAGAAGCAGCTTTTATAAATTCTGGTCCTAATATTTCTTCTGTAAAAGGTTGTTCTTTTTTTAATATTCTTGTTCCCCACAACACTTTGCCATAAGCATCTTGCATTTCTAAAGATTTTCCTGCTGCTAATTTAAAAGCATAATATGATAAAGGATGATTTAAACCTACACCTGAACCACTAAATATAATTCTTAATGCTTCTTCTGGTATAACTCTTGTGACCAATGCAGGTCTTAACATCCATACTGGTTTCAATACTCTTTGCAAAAGTAAATCTTCATAAAGATAACCCATAGTAGTTTGACTTGATGGAGTCATTCTTCCTGTTCTAGGGTCAGGTTTTAATCTTTTGCCATAGATTCGTTTTAATAATCTTGTATACGCTTCTTCTGTACTACCTTCTATAAATTCTCTTTTTGCAGATTTTTTTGCTCCAACAATTTTTCTAAACAATGGAAAATATGCTTCTAGTTCTGCATAATCAATTAAGGGAATATAATTGTCTATATATTCAGAAATCATCTGTGCTGTAGGTGTAGCTTCCCAAACTATTTCTTCTTCACCATTTGGTTTTTTTCTTGTTGTTTTTATTTTGTATTTGACTCCTGGATAAGCTAGTTGTTTACCATCTTCTGTAGTAAGATACCTTTTTAAATCAGATTCATTAGCAAGAAAATCCATTGTTTCTGCTAACTCTTCTCTAAAATCTTCTAAGTCTGGATTTCGTTCTACTATTTTATCTTTAATGTCTGCGTATACCTTTCTTACTGTTGTTAACATGTCATCTGTTGCATCAGTATCTAATATATCGTTTAAATATTTATTTCTAGCATCTCTACTAAATCTTGCAGCTTTCATTAATCCATCTAAACTTCTAGCACTTTCTCCAACATTGTTTATAGACAACAATCTATCAGGTGATAAATCAAAATATCTGGATAATCTTCTAGGTAATGTTCTACGCAAATCTGCACCAACACCTATAATTCCTGTAAATAAATTATCTTCTGCATTTTTTGTAAATACTGCTTTTGATTTATTAATTCCTTTTAATATATTTCTTGCAACATTTACATCTGTATCTTTACCTAATAATTTTTTTGCTATTGCGTTAGATGCTTCGCCTACAAGATTAGGTGCAATAGGAACTGTAAGTTGTCTACCTTTTACAATAGCTTGTACAACATCATCTGTTATACCATATCGTAAAGCTAATACATCATCAACACCTGCTAAATTACCATTTCTCATTACTGATATTAAAACAGTTTTCATAAAATTTTTGTCGTCTATTGCTGTTAACAATCTTAATAATTCTGGTGGAGCTTGATTTAAACCTGGCATATCCATCAACACAGATAAATCTTTGTTAGCAACAAAAGCATCTACTAATTTATCGCCTCTTTTTGTTTCTTCTACTATTTTTGAAGCTGTGCTTCCAAACATTAATTTTCTAGCTTCTTTTCTAGTTATAGTTCTTTCAACACCACCAATTTCAATTTTGCCACCTTTAATAGTTTGGATAAATTGTTTTATTAATGGAACATTTTTTATATCATCTCCTACTTTTACAGTTTTAAATGCTTGTTGTAATCCTTCGTCAACTAAACTACGCAATCCTAATTTTGCACCTGATAAATATCCAAGTGCATAGTTTGTAGGGTCACCTAAAACTCTAAAAGCACCATCTAATACTGCAGAACCTATTGCATATCCAAAATCTTCTTTACTAAAAAATTGTCCTGCAACAATACGACCTGGTGATATATTTACTTGTCCTGCTTTTCTTGTTTCTGTTTTATATTGATTTTCTGCTTCTTCAAATTGTTCTGTTATAGGAACTCCATAAATTTCTACAGATTCCCTATAAGCATCTTCATCAGATAATCCTTGTCTTTTTAAATCTTTATAACCTTGTGTGTCTTGTATTTTTGTAGAAGCAGGAAAAAAACCTTTACCTAAATTTAATGGCTTACCTTGTCGTAGTTGGTCAAATGCTAAATTAAATTCTGTTGGTCCATAATTATCTTTTGCTTCTTTGTATACATCTGCAAATTTATCTCCAAAGATAGCTCTTCTCATTCTCTCTGCAGCAACTTCACCATCTTTAACACCAAGTGTTGCAAAACTTGTTGCAGCACCTGCAACACCTAAAAGTGTATTTGCAGCTACAGTCTGATACCTATTAGCTTTAACATTGCTGTTATCTGTAGCAACAATAGTAGATTTGAAATTTCTTGATAAAGGTTGAAAACCTAAATCTAACATTAACAAACCTAATTGTGATGCTCTTTTTCCTACACTTACAGAAGCTAATGCTTTTTGATTATTTTTTATAGCAACACTATTTTGTCTACCTGCTAATTCTAAAGCTAAATTAGAATCATGCTCCACACCCAATAAAGACCCATACATAACTAATTTAGGGTCTAAGTTTGGATATGATTTAGATAGATTAGCTGCTCGTTCAGCAACTTCTGGTGTCATTGTATTTCTAAAAAATTCTAATTCTTTTAAATTAGCTTGTGTGTTGTCTGCTATGTAGCTATCTAATTCTGGTGGACCAAATAATATTTGTCTGTATTCTCTCATTAAATACCAAAGTAATCGTCTTGTTCTGGATTACTAACAGGTTCTTGTACAATGTCTTCTGCTAATAATTCGTCAAAAATAGGGTCTTTAGTAATTTCTTTTGCTACTGTTAAGAAATTTTGCAATGTGTTTGTAGCTACAACTCTAGGTCCATTACTTCCTGGACCTACAGGTATACCTGCAGTATTTGGTTCAAATACATTGTTAGTTGGTGCAGCAATATTTATTGGAGAAGGTAAAGGTCCTACATTAGCAGGTCCAGATGTAAGAGCTGCTTCTTGATTTATAGGAGGAGCAGAACTGACTTGTGCTGCTAAAGCACCTGTTTGTCCTGTTGGGTCACCTTCTTTTCTTGGTGGTTCGTACACATCATAGTATGCACTATCTGGTTTCATATCTGTATTTTGTTTTAATTTACTAGGTTTTCTTCCTCTTCTGTTTCCATTAGCCATCTTCTTGACCCTCTATATTAAAACCAATATCTAAACTTATCCATATACCAGGAATAGGTGTAGGTAACATTACATTTCCAAGTGGTACTTCTTGTTGTGATATTATCTCTGTACGAATTGTAGGGTCAAAATTAAAATCTGTTTCATCCCAATTTTCTTGATTTATAATATCATAAAATTTTTGGTTAATAATATTTTCTTCCATTACGCACCTTCTGGTTGTTGTCCTAAAGCACCTAACACTTGTTCAATTCCTACTGGTGATTGACCTAAATTTAAACCTTGTTGTTGAGCTTGTTGTTGTTGACCCATCAAAGCTAACTCTTCTTGTGATGGTTCTTCGCCTTCTGATGTATAAAATTTATCTAGTATCTCTGACATTTTTTGTGGGTCTTTTCTTATTTCTATTGCTGCCATAGTAGCTTTTGGATTACCTTGTGCTGCTTGTGCCATTAAAGATTCAAACAATACTGTCTCTGCTTTTTCTGCACTTATTCGTTGTTGTATCTTAGTAATGTTATCTAACCCATCCATGTTTTCTTGTAATGTCTGTGTATCAATAATACCTTGTTGTTTTAATTGCAAACCTGTAATAATTTTTTGTGGTTCGTCAAACCCTGCCATAACACCATAGACTCTTCTTGTTTCATAAACTTCTGATATGTCAGATGATGGTGTATAAGATTCTTTGTACGCAGTTCCTTTATGTCTTCCTGCAATAGGTTTACGCTTATTAGGAAACATAATTTCATCGTATTCTAATCTTTTAGCGTCTAATTCTTGCAATGCTTCTTTTAATACTGTCTGGTATTCTCTTACATGCAATGACGCAGATTGACCAAGTTCTTCTAATCCTCTACCAGTAACAAATGAGTTAGGACTTTGTCCATCATCTGATACAGGATAAGCTGCACCTAATCGCAAGTGTCGTTCAAGTCTATCTACTTGTTGAAATAATTGGTATGGTAGATTGTTGACTGGCTTAGACACTTGTGAACCAGGTGTCAAATAGTTTACAGCAAATCTGCCTTTTCTATATTTTCCTGATTCTATCTCACCAACAATGTTTGTTTCTGTAAATACTGCATCTTCCATAGCAATAGTTCCAAGTATGTTAATTTTTGCCATATTAGCCATAAGACCTGTAATGTGTTGGAATTGTGATTGCATTTGGTCAAACGCATATCTTTTTGCTAAAACAAAACAAGGTCCTGAATTTAATATGTTTGGCATAAAATCTATAATTTTTTTGTTTTCAGGAAGAAATACATAAGTTCCTTCTTCATCTCTATACTCAACTACAACTTTTCCATGACCTGTAGAGTTAGCCCATCCTCCTGCTCTGTCTGTACTATCTAGTAATGCAGAATATGGATTTTGAAAACCATCATCATTTTCTTCTTGTGCAAATATATATTGTTTTGCTTCAGGATATTGTTCTGCCAATATTGTATGTGGAACTCTACGAATTATTGCTAATTCCTTTGGTTGTTGGTCGTTACCAAATATTCCAGGGTAACAACTAAATGGGTCTTGTAATTCAGCATAGGGATAAGGGTTACCATCTTTATCTCTTTTATGTCCTATAGTCCAAGCAACAAACCCATAACCTGGTAGCCATCTTGCAACTTGTGGTAACTGCATGTGTAGTTTTTGAAATTTGTCGTAAGATGTAACAATTCGTTCTACTTTTTCTGATTTTTTTCTAGCTCTCTCGCTATCTTTTTGATTTATAATATCTACTTTTAAATCAGGACTTCTTCCTAATTTTTGTGCAAATCGTTCTAGTGCAGTCAAAAACATATTTGGTGCAGGTAACTCGTGGTACTCTACATTTACAGTATTACCTAGCAATGCTTTTACAGCAGCTTCTCCACCATTCATAATGTCACGAATCCTAGACCTATCAATCATTTGTTCTTGATTTATAACTCTAAGATAATCTATTTTATCGTATAACTTCTTACTATTTAATGGCATTTAACTCCAACTATCTATATCCATACTACTAGGTTCGTACCCTTCAAAGCTAGGATTATAATCATATCCTAGTTCTGCAAAGCGTTCTTTTTGCATACGCCTAATTGCTCTCATTGGAAACCAACTAGCCATAACTATGTCAGTTTTAGTTCCAACACTTTTGCTTTTATTTTTAGCAGAGCTGAAATAAACCAACTGACTTGTATATAAGTTTACCTTTTCTTGTGCTTCAAAGCTAAGATATGGCAAAGAAATATTTTTTTCTTGGAACATTGGTCGCATAGCTGTAACACCATACAAAGGGTCAAATTTGTTTTTGTATGTTTCGTGACCTTCTAAAAATATACCATGACCTGATGCAAATTCTCTAATACTTTTGTCTTGTCTAATTGCTTTTTGAAAACCATTTTCTTCTATTACCCAATGTGACAGATTGTATTTCATCCACCATTCTTTTATTACATTCAATGCTTGTGGTATGCCACCACCTAGACTGTTGTTCATATCTACCATGTGTAATTTATTGTCTACAGGTTCGTATGCCCATAAAAATGCTGCTTGATAACCTGTAGATGCAGGGTCTAATCCTGCAATTAATCTTGTACCATTTGGAATGTTACCTATGTCACGCTTTTGGTCACGACACTCTTCTATTTCTACCCTGTCAAATAAAGCCAATCCATCAGGCATAGCAACATTAAGATAAACCATTTCGTATATAGCTCTACCACCTGTAGTTTCTGCTGCTCGTTTTCTATCCATTAACCATTTGTAAGTTCTTTTACTTGACCACAACATACATTCTTTATGTTCGTCTTCGTTCCAATCAGGTAAGTTACAACCAGTATCATGTGCTTCTTCTACGATAGTTTTCCAAGATTCGTTTTCTAACAAATGCGAATACAAATCGTCATAATGTTGTCTTGAACCAATAACGACCATAGCTGTGTGTTCTTCTTTACGACTTGACAAAGTTGTTGTCCACCAACTTCTTGTGTTTTGTCTTGAAGATGGTTGCATAGTAGAAGTGTGGTCCTCAATGTCGTCTGCAATAATTATGTCACAGTCTCTTGATAAAATTTTACCACCTCTACCTAAACCCACCATGGTAGGTGATTTGATACCAGTAACTGTCCTAGTTCCTACAGTAAAACCATTTTGTGACCAAGATTTCCCAGTTCTTGTACTAGGTTTAAATTTTGGTCCAGGACCACATATTTCTTCTATTAACAATTCATTACTTTCGAGTTGGTCTAGTACAGAACTGACTGCGTTTTTTGCAATCTCTTCGTTACCACCTACCCATAAAATACGAATGTTAGGTTTTGTGCAAATGAGCCACACTGCAAAATGTATTAATAAATCTGTCTTACCATGTCGTGGTGGTGACAGTATCATTTGTTGTTCACCATTTTCTATAGCATCTAAAATAGAATTAATCCACTTTATATGAAAATCTGGTGTTTCGTATGCTTCACCTTTTTCTGTCTGAAAATATCTATCTCTAAAATTTTTAAAATCTTCTAATGTTTTTTCTGCAACTTGTGGTTGTTCCCAGTTTTCTTTTTCAACTTGGTTTTCTAAATCTTCTATGTATGCGTTATACGCCATAGATACTGCAGCAATAGAGGTGTCTAATATTTTTGCTACATCAGATAAAGTATTTTTTTCTTTAAGTATTTCTTCTGCTAATCCTGATTCGATTATGTCGTTATAAACTTTACCTCTACGAGATTGTACATTTTTTTTGCTAGGTATTGTTAATACATCAGTTTCTTGTGTCCATTCAATACCTTTTTTCTTTGCTCGTTTTTTCTGCATAGATATTCTGTTATAACATCTGTCACTACAATATTTTCTTTTACCTTTAGGTAAAGGTCTGTGACATCCTGCTGCGTAACATAGTTTATTTTTTTCCATAGTTTTTACATTCTTTGTTTTGACATTTCATGTCGTCACTTGGTATAAGTGGTCCACCACAGCGAGGACAAGATATGCTTATCAAAATTATTTTTTAATTTTTTTTATCTTTCCATTATGTGTTCTAGCAAATTTATGTGTTTTAGTTTCTCTAATAAGAGTTCCATAATATCTTTTGCCACCCCACATCCAACTAACTTTTTTTGCCATTATTCCTCTTCTTCTTTTGCTAAGGCGTATTCAATATCTAAATCAGGTCCACCCATTATTTACCTACTTTTTTTTGTGCATTGACATGTGCTTTATTAAAAGAGCTACCTCTTCTCATAGAGTTATACATGTATTGCATGTGTTTTTTAGTATGATGCTTAGAATGTTTTTTCATAGCATTTTGTTGATTCTTGGTCAACTTAGAAACATCTACACCTTTAATTCTCATTTCTTTGGTTTCCAACCACGCTTCATTTCAGCATAGGCTTTTTTAGATATAGTTGATTTCTTTTTAGACCTAGATGTACCTTGTACTTTTCTTCTATGAATGTTTGCTACCAAACTATTCTTACCTGAACTATGTGGCATAATGTCTCCTTACCACATCTTGCAAGACCAATATCTTGCAGATGTTTTATCTGTTGCTGTATCACACTTGTGTCTTGCCCTAAAAGATTTTCGTGCTGCAGCATTATCTTTTCTAATCTCCATGTTAGGGTCACCGAACATAACTTTTTTTATTTTCTTGCCATCCTTAACATAGACCTTAAATTTTTTACGACCATGCCCAGGTTCACCTTTACTAATCCTAGAAGGTTTATTTAATGTAACCGATTTACCCTGGTATGTAGCCATTTATATTTTTTTTCTTCTTTTACTATCTCTTAATTTTTTAAAATCAGCACCAGTAATCTTGTCGAATGGTGGAGCTTGACCTGCTATCTTTTTTTGCTTAGGTGACAGCATTAGTAACCCATCTTTTTTTTCTTTTTCTTTTTTTTGCCTGGCATCTTGCCTCCTTTATATATTAATACTATATCATATTGTAAAAAAAAATTTTTTTTTTGGGGTTCATGAAGTATAGCGTACCCTTCACTTGCGTGAAGGGCGTACTATACAAACAAAGAAAGGAGGGCTATGAAGTATATCTTAAATAAACCAAGGAGGTTTGAATAAAGACTTCATGCCTTTCTTGTGTTTTAATTATATCACCCTAGTTCTATAAACAAAGGTATTCGCATTTAAATTTTATTGTGGTATGGTAGAGAAACAAGCAAAGAGTTCTTCCTGCTTTTAGAAAAGGATTCTTGATGAAAACATCATTTAAGTGGTTTAGCAGGTCCATGGTAACTAGGGTTAAAGCCTATTACTTCACATATTGAAAATGAAATCAGTAATCATCTTTACTGCTGTAAGTTAAAGAAAAGAGCTAATTAAAAGCGACAGACTAAGGATGTATTACTGACTGTTACTAATTTTAGTTCATTCTGGTTTGGGAGGGAGTGACACAGGGTCAGCACCACTACTTAACAGTAATTAAAGTAAAATAAATAAAAAAAAGAGTTTATTACTAGCAATAAAGGTACATACATTATTTAGTACCACTACATATAGTACCCCCTTTAACAGCATATTCTAGAGGGATTAACAACGAAGTTGTTAGCACCCTCGATTGAACCTCCCCCAATTCAAACACTACTATATATAGACTATTTAGATATACAATATGTTGTATCTGTACAGTTATGTACTAGATATAGTGCCTACTATATATAGTATGTAAACACCATGTACCTGTTTTATAAATAACTGCAGAGGGATGCCAGGTT